AGGTTCAACAATTTATAACAGTGGTTCTGCAATATTCACTGGAATTGTCACTGCTGCAGCATTAGAGGTTGCTGGAAATATAACTGTTGGTGGAGAACTAACGTATAATGATGTCAAATCAGTTGATTCAATTGGTATCATAACTGCTAGATCAAATATAGTTGCTCAAGGAAATATTATTGGTGATGGAGCAACAAATATATCTGGTATGAATAATTTTACTGCTACAACTTATTATGGTAGTGGTGCAAACTTAACTGGTATTGATGCAACTCAGATATTTACAAATAATACCAGTGTTCAAACAGTTGATACAGGATCTAATGGACACGTAAAATTTACGACTGATGGTGGAGAAAGAGTAAGAGTATCAAAGGATGGTGCTATCGGATTAGGTGGTGCAAATTATGGATCATCTGGTCAGGTAATTCATAGTCAAGGTTCAGGATCTGCTGCAGTATGGTCAACATTCCAAGGTGTGCCATCTGGTGTAATTATGATGTGGTCTGGTGCAGAGGGTGCAATACCATCAGGTTGGTATCTATGTAATGGTTCAAACAGCACTCCAGATTTAAGAAATAAATTTATTGTTGGTGCTGGAAGCGGAAGTAGTTACTCTGTTGGAAATACTGGTGGTGCAAATTCAGTTACTCTTTCAACTTCACAGATTCCTGCACACAGTCACACTACAAGTAATCATAGTCACAATGCAAGTGTTTCAGATCCTGGTCACGGTCATAGTATGTCAATATCAGATCCTGGTCACCAACATAATACATCAGTTACGGGTGCTAAACTCTTTCCAGGCTATGGTGGTGCTCACGTTCCTTATGGTGGAGGTGGTGGATATCCAGGTACTCATTTTAATATGAGTAATGCAAACACTGGTGTTAATATGAGTGCTTCAAATGCAAATACAGGTTTGAGTGTTTCTTTAGGGAACGCTAATCCATCAACAAACAACACTGGTGGCGGTGGTTCTCACGAAAATAGACCTCCATATTACGCACTTTGCTATATTATGAAGTCATGATATAATAAGAAAACATTAAATTTATAAATCATTATTTAACAAAACATATGAACTTTGCAGTTTACTCAAGGGACGGTTGCCCATATTGTGACAAGATAAAGGAGGTAATGGACTTGACAAAATTGAGTTATGTAGTGTATAATTTAAATGAAGACTTTGACCGTGATTCATTTTATAGTGAATTTGGTCAAGGATCAACCTTTCCCCAAGTGGTGGTTGATGGTAAAAAAATAGGAGGTTGTGTTGACACAATCGAATTCTTGCGAGAAAATAAAATCGCAAAATAATGACATAAATAAATCAACTGACCATATTGATCGTGGTTTTGAGTTGATACTCTCAGGAGGTAAAAGAAAGAGACCTAAATCATTTCGTCTGTTGTTAGATAAGATGATTTCTTTTTTTAACAAGGACATCAACATTCATTTAGACTTTTATGTGGATGTAAAAACCAAAAAATAATCTCAGGAGAATTATGTTAGCAGTAAGCATTGTGTTCGCAGCATTTCTGTTTATATTGTTTCTAATCGTAGGAGTAATAGGAGGATGGGTTGCAAGAGATTACATGATGAATTATCAAGAGGTTGAAAAAATTCACCCAGAGATGTATGATAGAAATGGTAATATAGTTCCTGATGAAATAGTAGCATTCAGATTTGAAAATCATGACAACAACGACGAAGATGACGACGACTAAACCAAAAGTGGTAAAAGCAAAAACAACTGCAATACCAAATCTTCCAAAGATACCATTTGCTTTTGAAGTTTTAGATGCAGCGTCAAAACAGAGAACAAAGGCAAAGAAAATTGAAGTGCTTCAAAGATATGCACACGATTCAATTATGGCTTTGTTAATTTGGAACTTTGATGAAAGTGCAATATCTGTTTTACCACCTGGTGAAGTTCCTTATGGTAATAATAAAGAGGATAATATGGTTACTGGCACATTATCAGACAAAATCAATGATGCAGTTGATAAGATGTCTGAAATGGGTTCTAATTCATTAGGTTCTCAAGACCAAGGTAAGGCATCTATTCGTGCAGAATATACTAAGTTCTATAATTTTCTCAAAGGTGGTAATAGTGGACTCAGTAATCTTCGTAGAGAAACAATGTTTATTAATATTCTTGAGGGATTGCATCCACTAGAAGCAGAGATTATAGTTCTAGTTAAAGATAAAAATCTAGAAACAAAATATAAAATTACAAAAGAAATAGTTGCAGAAGCATACCCAGACATACTTGGGGTGGTAGATCATGACGACTAAAACTAAACCAGAACCGAAGGAAAAGAAAGAATTGATTTGGACAAGTCAAGAAAAAGAGAATCATAAGAGTGAATATGGTTGCGAGATTGTGATAGAAAATGGAACTCTTGACCAAGTTTCAACCACAAATGCTCCCACAGATGCATGTATTGTTACATATGAGTACAACGGAAAGGTTTGTCGTGACCTGACAAGAGGTGCGAGAGTTAAACTATTTGATATGTACTATGATAAATTTAAGACAGGTCTAAAGATCATAGACTATGGTAAGGGAACAATCAAACCTGCATTGTGGGGATACAATAATCCAAAGACCAAAACCAAAAAGCGGAAGTGATTTCAAAAATAGGGCAAAAAAATTCCCCCAAAATTTTTCGTGTGTAGGGTTTTTACGAAAACAAAACCAATTATTTAGACACTAAATTGTCTGAAATATAAAATATTTCTAAAAATGTAACACAAAATACAAAAATGCTTGCCTATATAGAGTGAATGTGTTAATATAGACACATCGTTCATCCAGATGATAGAAATCACACTATTGGCATCACTCCTTACTGAACATAATGCTTCCCATTGGGAGATGTCTTGTTCAGAATGGAATCAAAACAGAATTGAGATACTTAGTGATAAGAATCTTAACTCTGATGCTCACGAGTATCTTATAGACTACTTGAGAACTAAGGTGTCAGATGACTGTGATGCTTATATCATCGGACGCAAGTAAGCCGACTCGGAACGGGTTCGTTCATCCTCATGTATAACATTTTAATGAAATTAGTATTACTCGGTGCTCCACTTAATTGTGCAGATGCCAATGAGTTGCTGTCAACTATCAAATCATATGATCCTGATAGGTTACATATGGTTAGAGTGATTGTTGAGCATACTGATCCAGTATGTTTTGAGGACGCAAAAGCCGACTGAAGGAACGGATTAAAAGTCCAATTACTTTAGGAGCAAATCATGGCACAAGTCACTTACAGAGGAGTTCAGTATGATACTGAAACTCGTCTACAAGAACAGAAAATCCAACAGCCTCAACAAAAACAACTTGTTTACAGGGGTGTTGAAGTTAAAGGAGGCAAGTAATGTTGGTAACTGCAGAAATTCTCGTGGCTAGCGTAGCATTTCTTGCAATAATCTACGTTGAAGCCAGACTCTTGTACAGTTATAAATAATTGTTACAGGAGGTAAAGACAAATGTTACACTTATTAGGTAGAGGAAAACAACCAGAATGGAACGAAGAGAAGCACGACATAGATGAGGTCTTTGCTTTTCTGTGCTATCGGGGAATTCACTACGCAAAGTGGGTGAACATAGATATTTTCCATGACACCAATTGGGAAATACATAATCCAAGAGGAGAGGGTTGACCTTTCCTCTTTTTTTGTGTACAATATGTAAAAGTAATAAATTATGGATCGTAGTAAATTAAAAGACATTATCCGTACTCTTGAAATTACACTTGACACATTAAAGGCAGAGGTGTATTCTGATGTAGATTCATACAAAAGTGAAGAAGAATATTCTTCTAGACCACTTGACTATGATGAATTATATGATGATGGTTCAGATTAATGAGTAGGCAAAAATCACTTATAAAATTACTGAAGAGATTAATCAAACAGGATTATCTATATACAGATGAAAAATTAAGAGAGATGAAACAAACTCTTCGACTTGCAGAGGAAGAGATGGCAGAGATTGAAGCAAAATCATCCAAAGGATTTAAATGAACGTAGAACTTATAAGCATTACACCCGATGCAGAAAAAACGATGGCACATATCGCCAGAGTATCAAATCCAAGTAATCAGGATAACCCTAACTATGCAGGATTATTAAGATATTGTATCAAGCATAATCACTGGTCTGTCTTTGAACAATCATCAATGACACTTGAAATAGAAACCACTCGTGCAATCGCAGCACAGATATTAAGACATCGTAGTTTTACATTTCAAGAGTTTTCTCAAAGATATGCTGATGCTAAACTTTTAGAAACTATAGAATTACCAGAATTAAGAAGACAAGATACAAAGAATCGTCAGAATAGTATTGATGATATACCAGAAGATCAAAGTAAAATGTTACTTGGTCGAATACAAAATTATTTTAATGAAGGACTTGATTTATATAATGAACTATTGAGGGAAGGTATTGCAAAAGAATGTGCTCGATTCGTTCTACCACTTGCAACACCAACTCGCATTTATATGTCTGGAAGTGTCAGATCATGGGTTCATTATATTGATCTCCGTTCTGGACACGGAACTCAAAAAGAACATATGGACATAGCAAATGCTTGCAAGTCCATCTTTACCGAACAGTTTCCTACTGTATCTGCGGCTCTGGAATGGGTCTAAATAACTATACTACTTTATAATTTTATGGCAACATATCCTGTAGTAAATACAAAAACTGGTGAACAAAAAGAAGTTGTGATGAGTGTCACACAATGGGATCAGTGGTGTTCTGATAATCCTGATTGGTCAAGGGACTACTCTGATCCCTCTACAATGCCAGGTGTTGGTGAAGTTGGAGAGTGGAAAGATAAGTTAAGAAAGTCAAAACCAGGCTGGAATGATGTTCTTAAAAAGGCATCAAAATCACCAGGTTCTAGAGTAAAGACACTTTAATCAAATGCCAAGAAAAAAGAAGACAAATGGGGATCAACCCATAGGTATCGGTTTAACTACGAAACAAATGAAACGTAAAAAACCAATTGGTAATACTTACCTTCTTGATATTGAACCTATAACCAATAATCAGAAAAAACTTTTTGATTCTTATTCAGAAGATAAACATCTTGTTGCTTATGGTACAGCAGGTACAGGTAAAACATTTATCTCTTTTTATGGATG